CCAACTGACTTGATGCGTGGTTTGGACTTCCGTATCACCAAGACCCAAAAGGGTGGCTTTGCTGACTACAACAGTTCCAAGTGGGCTAGAAAAGAGTCAGCACTCACAGAAGCTGAACAGGCTGCAATTGAAACTCACGGCTTGTATGACTTGAGCACATTCCTGCCCAAGCGTCCCGGTGATGTTGAGCTGAAGGTGATCAAAGAGATGTTTGAAGCATCAGTAGATGGACAGCCATACGACACTGAACGTTGGGGACAATACTTCCGCCCAGCTGGTGTACAAGCACCTGGTGGTGCCGCTGCCGGTGATGCAGAAGACACACCTGCACCTGCTGCCAGACCAGTACTCAAAGTTGCTGCCCCGGCAGCACCTGCGGCCGAAGATGCGTTTGATGAAGAACCAGCAGCCGCTGCCGCACCAGTTACAGCAGCTAAACCCAGTGGCAATGCCCAAGACATCTTGGCCATGATCCGCGCACGTCAGACCAAGCAGTAATTTAACCTAACAAGGCCTTCGGGCCTTGTTTTAGTTATTTTACAAACTGTATGAGCTATTCGTTAGTGTTTAATAACTCTGGTGACGTTATTACTTTTGATCCAGTCAATCAAGAAGTGTTAGATTTTTACATCGATCAATTAACTCATCAAAGTTTAAATAATTTTTCTCCAGTGAATCAATATTTAGGCAAATTGATATTGAACGAGGTTGATGCTATCAAATTGTCTATCCAACAAGTAAACGAATGGTTATTTGATTTAGCAGATACTCAATTTGAAGTGTATGATCCCGAAGGATATCTTGATCAACGGGTACTGAATCATATTCATGCCCAATGGGTACAGATTCAATTAATGCCGTATGACATACAGAAAAAAAGAAAACAATTTAACTATACTGGAATTGCAGAGCAAATACATGATATGTTTCCGGACGACATTCAAATGCCACCAATGGGTGTTGTGATAGATAAAATTGGAAAAAAAAATATTTTTAATTCTCTAAATGTTCCTCATGTACATAAAATAGAAACAATGTTTGATATAAAATATCAAACAAGTATTACCTGGACTAAAATTGCAGATAATCATTTTTCAAAAAAAATTCTCAACAATAACATATCAAATTTAAGTATATCGTTTAATCATCTAGGTAGAACATTGTATAATAAATTTATAAACTTTGACCACGCACTTGAATGTAACGATGAGAATTCATTTAATGAACTTTTGGGCTATGTAACGCTGAATCTACGACCATCTGAAACAATTGGATACAGCAATGAATACTTAACATGGTGTAAAAGTCATAACAAAGAACCAATTGGAGACTTTTTAAATATCGGAAATATACCAAATCTTTACGAAAATCTCACAAAGTATCGTATAATAATTTTTAAAAATCTGTTAGCAGGCAACAGCTTTTCAATTTACAAAACATAAGGAAACACCATGGGAAAACCATTTGACGTAAGCAAGTTCCGCAAGGAAATCACCAAGAGCATTGACGGACTGTCAATTGGCTTTAACGATCCAACAGACTGGATCTCAACAGGCAATTATGCATTAAACTACCTAATATCAGGTGACTTTAACCGTGGCATTCCACTGGGCAAGGTTACTGTGTTCGCTGGTGACTCTGGAGCAGGCAAGAGCTACATCTGTTCAGGTAACATTGTAAAAAACGCACAAGAGCAAGGAATCTTTGTGGTGTTGATTGACAGTGAAAATGCACTGGACGAAGACTGGCTCAAAGCACTTGGCGTTGACACAAGTGACAGCAAATTGCTCAAATTGAGTATGGCCATGATTGACGATGTGGCAAAGACTATCTCTACATTCATGAGTGACTACAAGGCCTTGCCAGACGGCGAGCGTCCCAAGGTCATGTTTGTGATTGACAGTCTAGGCATGTTGTTAACGCCCACTGATGTGAACCAGTTTGATGCAGGCGAAATGAAGGGTGATCTAGGACGTAAACCCAAAGCTCTCACCGCCTTGGTGCGTAACTGTGTGAACATGTTTGGTTCATACAATGTGGGTTTGGTTTGTACCAACCACACATACGCATCACAGGATATGTTTGACCCAGACGATAAAATTAGCGGCGGTCAAGGTTTCATTTACGCCTCATCAATTGTTGTGGCCATGAAGAAGATGAAGTTAAAAGAGGACGAGGATGGCAACAAGATCACTGATGTCATGGGCATCCGTGCAGGCTGTAAAGTAATGAAAACACGCTATGCCAAACCTTTTGAAGGCGTGCAAGTCAAGATTCCTTACACAACAGGTATGAGTCCATACTCGGGTCTAACTGACTTGATTGAGAAAAAAGGCCTGCTCAAGAAAGAAGGCAATAGCTTAGTGTTTACTACCAGTCACGGTGAAATCATCAAGAAGTTCCGCAAAGGTTGGGAACGCAACGATGACAACTGTCTTGATACTGTGATGAAAGACTTTGGAAATATCAAAGAAGAGGTAAGTAACGGCGAAGAGGAAGCAGAATGAGTGAAACAGTTGCAGCAGAAATTTGGGGCGAGCTCAAACGATTTGTAAACACAGTTGATCGCAACGAGGCGGCAGAAACTGTGGTACAAGTTTTAATGGACAATGATAGTGATGTTGAGGATATTCGTACCGCGTTCAAAGGTGACACCGATATCAAACGAGCACTAACAGCATATCTTGACAACGACAAAGACTACACAGAAGACGACGAAGAAGAGGATCCCGAAGAAGAGGATTACACCGAAGACGACTGGGAAAACTGATGCCTAATGATAGATATTTTCCAATCATTTCAGATACTAGTTGTAGGTCTAAGTGGTCTTGGAGCACTATCTATTTAAACACTGGACATACTGGATCTTGTCACAGGTCTAGTATGTCAGTCATCGCCGATGACTTTGACAATTTTCATAACACTGATAAAAAAATTCAAGCAAGACAACTTATGCTTGAAGGAAAGTGGCCAGGTGACGGATGTGAGTATTGTAAAGATATCGAAAGTGCTGACGGATACAGTGACCGACAGTTTCAAAATCAAATACCTAATGTCTATCCGTCAGAGTTAGATAACGATTCTACTCTCACAACAGTTAATCCAGTTATACTCGAAGTATTTTTTTCAAATGCATGCAATTTAAAATGCATCTATTGCAATGCTAGTTACAGTTCAAGCATTCAGTCCGAAGACAAAAAATTTGGTGGAGCCATACTGTCTCAAAATAATTTTAATTACGATGACAATCGGTATCGTGAACTAAACCCAAAATTTTGGAACTGGTTTAAAAAGCACAGCACTAGTTTACAACGATTGCAAATTTTAGGCGGCGAGCCGTTTATTCAGACTGATCTCAATGAGCTAATTGAATATGTAGATACAATGCCTCATCCTGCCCTTGAATTTAACTTAGTAACCAACCTCAGTTTACCGTACAAATCAATACATTCACATTTAACAACACTTGCAAAGTTTGTTGTAAATGGCAATTTAAAACGTGTAGACATACAAGCCAGTGTTGATTGTTGGGGTCCTGCGCAAGAGTATATTCGTAATGGGTTTGATTGCACAATGTTTGAACACAACATGAAAGAGTTAATCAAGTTTGGTCAATTTAGAATAGGGTTACTTTCTACAATTACTTCTTTGTCGATACCGACTATGAGCAATTTGGTTACTAAGTTTAACGAATGGAATCAGCTGCAAACTATATTTTGGTACATGCATCTAGTGTTACCAATTAATGACAGTATTTTCAGTCCAACTATTTTTAATTTTAGCAAGTTTGAATCGCACCTGAATCAAATTGCAGAACTGTTACCAAACACAACCTGGGATGATAAAACATCTCGAGATACATTTCTTGGAATTGTAAACAAGTTGGAAAAAAATTGCCGAGAAGATACAATCAAGCAACATCAGTTATTACTGTATCTCAATGAAAACGATCAACGTAGAGGAACCAATTGGAAAAAAACATTTCCTTGGTTAGAAAAGGAATTAGAACATGTGGTATAGTCGAGTAGTTGCTAATCTTGATGCTATTCCAGACTTCATAGCACACTACGAGCGTGAAATAACTGACGCTAAAAAAGACTGCCGCATTGCCGGAATTGTTGAAAAAAACATCACAGCACTTCCGGGAATTACTGAGTTTAGGTACAATCAGCTTCAAGAAATTGAAGCTGTGTTAAACTTTCTCAACATACAACTTCGCAAAATCCGCAGAAAGCACTTTCAAAAGTATCTGGAAGGTTATGCTCGTGCGCTTACGTCACGTGATGCTGAAAAGTATGTGGATGGCGAGGACGAAGTTATTGACTACGAAACCATAATTAACGAAGTAGCATACCTACGCA